GTGATATTGAAATATATTCACTACAGCTTGAAATGTATAAACAAATAATACAAAAAAACATACCAATTAAACTTGGTAAATGTTATATTGTGTGGTTTTGTCATAATAATGAATCATATCAAGTTATTGAAACCAAAGACAGGTCATATTATGTTAATTTAATGATTCAAAATAGAATAGCACAATTAGCTGCAGCATAGGTGGTTCGTTGGCTTGGATTCAGTCATTCGATTAAAGAGTGCGTAACCGCTCGCCACTTAAAAATAAAAAAGCCACATTTCTGTGGCTTTTATTCTTTTCATGCGTTTCTTAAAGATTAAGAATACATCTCCAAGGCTGAATGGTTAGCGTGATGTTAATCAATTCATCATTACCGTAATCAAAATCGCCAAAATTAATACCAGTTATCATGCATTGTTCCAAGAACCATTTTTCAACCTCAATACCTGTTGGGTCAAGAGATTTAAGAAGAATGTTCTTTTTATATCCAGCAGCATAACCCATACGACCTGTAAGAGATTCAGCATGTAAACGAACCCATTCCATTAATTGCTGTGATGTAGACGGACCTATCGGGTCAAGGAATGTGATTTCCATTTCTTCCCAATTGTATCTACCAGCAACGTAGTTTCTTTCATTCATGAAGTCAACCTGAACTGAGTTTATTTTCATTGAGGGTCTTTTAAATTTTTGTACTTTCCAAACTTCAATACCTAATTCATCTGCAAATTCAGCAAAGAATCGGTTATTACGTTTTGGTTCGTATTCAAACGGGATACCCCTTATCATTTCACCTGCCATGTTTTTACGTGATTAAAATGTCAAATTATTTTTGTTATTTTAGTTTTATATAAATACTACTGTTTTGAAAATTATTTTGGCATAAATCCAGTTCTCTGAAATGCCTTCAATTGTGCAGGACTTAAACTATCAATAGTTCTTTTTGGTGTTACCACAACTTGAATTTTTTCTTCTGGTATCTGTAATACTTCTGAAACAGCCTCTTTCACTTCTTCTTTGGCATCAACACCAAAAGCCTCATCAAGTGCTTCAACAATTTCTTCTTGTATTGTTACTGTCACATCACCCTCATCTGATTTTTCAACAATTATTTCTTCGGGCACTTCATTAATATATTCTTCCTGTGCAGTAATTTCCTCAATTGTCATCAGTTTTTCTTCAACTTCTGGTGCTTCTGTTTTTAATAGTTCAGGGTCAATTATTATTGCTTCTTTTTCTTCTGCCAATTCTTTTGGTTCTTCAATTTTTTTGGGTTTACCGTTTCCCTTACTAAATTTCCTTGCCATTTTATAAATTTTTATATTATTATAATTTCTCATAAATACTTAAAAATAAAAAAGACCCACGTTTTGTGAGTCTTTTTTTATAATTTTCACCAAAATTATGCACCAACGTCAGCAAATGATGCACCTGAAGGTGTGATTGTGAAGGTGATTCCAATGAATTCAACAGCACGTGTTGGTTTCAAGAATATTTCACCAAACAATTCGTTTCTGTCACGAGTTTCAGGTGTGTTATTGCTATCGTCCATTTTAATTCTGAACTCATACAAACCTCTTTCTCTCTTGATTGTATCAAGGATTGGAGTTGCTTTCTGTAAGAATTGGTCAATGGTTGCTTGGTCGTTCTGTTCAAATACAAGTCTAATTGCGATATTTGCAATAAGAACTTTAATTTGAAGTAACAATCTACGTACATTTATTCTATTAAGTGCACTTTCTTTAACTTGTAATGTTTTCTGACCAAAGATTGCTGTTCCAGCATCTGCAAAATCAGCCATTGGGTTAATTCTATTTGCATATAGTATATCACGAGCCTCAAGCGATAATTTATATTTTGATTTTCTTGCATCAGTTACACCACGCTGTAAACCAGCAGGAGCAAACCAAGGGAATGAAGTATTATCGGTATATGCCATTGCTTTTACAACTTCACCTGTTGGTGGAAGATAAACATTAATATTATTCTGTGTATCTCTCATCTGAATCCAAGGCATGTATGTACAAGCATAATTGGTATCAATTTCTGCAGTTTCAAGTAAATCTACAATTTCATTTGCGTTTACAATATCCTGTCTTGCTTCACCAACTACCTGTGGTAATCCAATATCAGGGGCATCAATTACATACAAACTGTCAGTTCTCTGTGTCTCAATCATTTCAACTGTATCCTGAACCAACACTGTCTGGTCTGACCAGTTAATACCCGGAGTCGAGAAAAGGTTAATTGTAACTTCTTCTGGGTTGTCAAATGTGTGAATACCTGTCTGCCATGCTTGGAAGTCATTTAATGGAACTACATTCGGAGCAACACCATCATAAATTCCGCCCTGACGGTAGTTATCACCATATGAACGATAACCTCTGTTTACATTCCAACCATCAAAACCACCTGCAGGAACTAAAGTAAATTTCCTTGTTGCAAGTAAGAAATATGTGTCGGTTGGGTCGATAATATCAAATACTGTCTGGAATTTACCTGCACCACAGTCAAATGAATATCCATTAGATGTTACGCCTGTTGCATACTTATCCATGTGGAAACCATGTGTTTTCGTAAAACCAGTAGCAGGACCGTTACCGTTGAAGTTAAAGAAATTCTGGTTTATTCCAGTACCTGCTAAGAAGTTACCATCATAGCCATGTTCTGAAACACCAAGAAATACTTTTTTAATTTTTTCATCCTGATTGTATGATGTTTTGTAGAATATTTTTGGAGCAACACCACCATGTGCAGTGAAGTCATTAAATAAATATCCTTCAAAACCTGCTGGGAATACGTCAATTGGAATATCCTGACCAGCCAATTCGAGCATTATATATTTACTCAATAGGTCATATTCACCATCTGAAGTACCAATACGTTGTGCAACATAGCTTGTGCTACCTTTAATCATGGTACATCTTGAGAATGTTTCAAGTATTTGAGGATTATCGTCTGTGTCATAGAAAGCACGAACAACAACATCAAATTCTAATGTATCTGGTTTAATGTTCTGAATTGTAACCTTAATTTCTTGGTTAGCAGCACTACCATCAGAAATGCTGATGAATTTGAACAATCTATCAACCTGACTACCTTTTATCTGTGACACAACCCAAGGAGTTTCAGGAGTTTTGAATTGCACTGAATATCCTGAACTTATAATGCCGTCATTACAATCGAGCAATACAGTATTAATACCGAAACCAAGACCATCAGCATCAATTTTCTTAATTAAATCAGGATATACTGACTCAACCCAAATCATTGTGTTTTTATCTTTTGGTTCAAAGCCAATTACGTTTGGTAAGAAACTACTTGATAATGGGTTTAATGATGCAGTATAAGTTTCTGATGTAGCACCTGAACTTGCAACCAAAGTAAATAGACCAAACATGTCGCCAGTGTCTATTAAAGTGGTATTACCAGTCATAACCAAGTTTTGTGTTAGGAATTCAGTCCAAGCTGCAGCATTTACTTCATCGTGAACAATTGCTCTGCTTCTTACAACTGCAAGCACCATATTTTCATATTCAGTGTATGAACTACCACTTATAGTAGATTCAACCACATGTACAGTACCGCTACCACCAGTCATTGTCATCGCAGTAAATGCATAACTAATACCTTCAAATGTGGTTGCACCAATTTTTGAGAAGCCACTGAACGAAACGCCATTATCACCCACTTGATAAAGACTAACACCCATGAAAGTATATCCGCTAAACGGTGCAGTACTTACAACAGTATTAGTAATACCTGTGGTTTCAAGGTCAACACCTGCGCTTAATGTGAGTGCCCATGCAGTGCCAGCATCATATCCAGACAATCCCAATACTCTGGTTACCCACAATTGGTTAGATTCTTCAAGATACGAATTTGCCACATATGGTAATTGGTATTGCAATAATCCGTTTGAGAATTTTTTTGCGCTTTGCATACCAAATCTTTCTTGAAATTGAGTTTTGTCTTGTACGAAGACGGGTTCGAAAGCAGGACCCTTGAGGGTTTCACCAACAACACCTAATGTTGTAATGCCCACGTTACGTGTGACAAAAGTTAAGTCACGTTCTTTAAATTTTACACCCGGAGATGTGAAAACAAATTCTGCCATTTTTATTACTTATTTAATTTTTTTATTATTTTTCTATTTAATAAGCCTTCGCTTTTCTTTTTCAATAAATACTAAAAAAGATTTGAAAAGGCGATTTGGTATGATTATTATCTCCCTGTCATTCTTGCCCATAAAACCAGATTTTTAACTTTTTGAAATTTTTCGCCCCAAATTTTTCCAAATTTTGATTTTTTTGATAAAAATTACTCTGAATTTTCCGAAAAAAAATTTTAAAAAAAATGAAAAATTTTTTCATTGTATTTATGTGAAACACATAATATATGAACAAATCACAGCGAATTTATTTTCAATCTGGAGATACAACTGCTGAACATAATGTAATAGTACAACTTGAACAAGACGTTGATACTATTGAATTTCTTAGTATGAATATCAGCACTAAAGACGCATATAAAGATTTTAATTCAGATTATGGAGTGTTGGTCGGGAGAGTTGTTGCTAATGGCGGAGTGGGTATACCAAATGCCAAAATTAGTGTATTCATTCCTTTATCTGATACAGATGCCAATGACAGTGAAATATCAAGTCTATATCCATATAAAACACCAAGAGATAAAAATGTTGATGGAAAAAGATATAATTTATTGCCACGTGTTGCAAGAGTAAATTCAGATGGAACTATTTCACCAAAACAACCGTTTGGTTCGTTTCCAATTAAAGAAGAAACAATTATAAACAGTTCATTTTTAGAAGTTTATAAAAAATATTATAAATACACGGCATTAACTAATAATTCTGGAGACTATATGATATTTGGTGTTCCTATTGGCACACAAACAGTTCATCTAAGTGTAGATATTACTGATATTGGAAAGTACAGTATGAACCCCGCAGCAATGGTAACTAACTTAGGTTATTCACCTAATTTATTTTACGATAACAACACCAAAATTAAGCCAAGTACCGATTTAAATGACTTACCAAATATTGAAACACAGGAAATTAGTGTAGATATTGTTCCATTCTGGGGCGATACTG